CTTTGCAACTTCTTCGTGGTCTAACTTGCCAAAATCATTGTAGCCGGTGCGAAGCGCATCAAGAACCTCTGCGTCACCGGCATACTGTTGCCGAGCCGCTTTGTAAGGAGAAATTCCTCCGCCTGACGGCGTTGTAACCTCATCAATACGGTTAACAAAAGCGTTCTTCAAATCTTTAAGAGCAGCAGCCTGCTTTTTGCTAACAGAGCTGCCGCTTGCATAAGCAGACTCAATAGCGTCATCAATGCCCTGTTTGATAAAATCAAGCGTGCGCACGTCTGGAACGTCTGTTTTCTTGAACCCTTTCAGGGTTCCATCTGGGTTTGTTTCAAGCGTGTATATTTGCTTGAGTTGATATTGGCTTGGGTCTTCGCCAGCAACCTTTGCGGCAAGAGCTTTCTTGTCCGCTATTTGTTTGGCGCGCTGGTAAAATTCAGCAAAATGCGGATCCTCTAAGATCGCATTGATTTTGGGGTCGTTAATGTCACCGAGTTCATAGGCTTTATCATACATACTGTTTGCACGGCTGCGCAGATCAGTGGCAAGTTTTTGCTCCTCGGCATAATAATTTTTAGGGCTCAGGTTTTCTTTAACGGTTTGCTGCACGCGTTCACGCGCACCAGCTTTTTGCTCAAGAATTTTTCTTTCAAGATCGGTTGCGCCCTGACCGCCGCGCTGTGCGATGGTTTCAGCAAGCTGGGCAAGACCTGGGTCTAAATTATATGCCATTGCAGGAGTATTTCCATACTCCATCATTTTTTGAGCAAGTTCTTCTGGATTTGTTTGTAAAGCACTGCGAAATTTTTCTGCCGCACGTTCGGATATTGCCTCTGCTGTTGGCGCGATTCTATTCTTCGCCCAGTCATAAACGGATTTACCGCCGCGCAAAGCCGCAGGGATGGCCACACCAAGCCCTGTGCCGAGCACGCCGCCGCTCACAGCGCCTTCGGTGCGGCTGCCTTCTTCTGCGCCTCCAGCGCCCGCTACAGCGCCTGTGCCGCCCCCAATAATAGCGTTGCGGACGTATGGGTTTTCTGTAGCGCCGACAGTTAAATGCCTAGCAATAGTGCCTAAAGTGCCAGGCAAAACTTCTGACGCAGCCGCCCCACCCGTAAATGCCAACGGTAATAAACCACCGGCAAATTCAAGCCCTGTTTGTGTGTATGGGCTTTCTTTTGCAAATTTACCTTGCTCGGCATGTATTTTACCAAGGGTTTGATTGTAATCTTGGCCAGTCAGTTTTGACCGCAACCATGCCTCGGCCTCGTCACCCCAACCAAATGTGGCACCCTGCCCCAAAGAGCGGAGCATGCCTGTATATTCAGGAGCCAACGAAGGATCGGTTGGAACGTGCCGAGTTACCATTACTGCTCTCCTTCTTTGGTCTTCTCTTTGTATTTGCCAGACTTAACGTCTTCGAGACGCTTCTGCATGCGGTCTTTAACCGTTTGCAAAGTCTCGTAAGCATTTTTGATGATTTTATCACGTTCTTCAGGGCTTTTTGAACCAATACCTTGAAGTTTAAGAATGATCGAGCTTTCGGCATCCGAAATGGCACCAGGGAACGTTGATTTAAGTTTTGACAACGCTTCCAATTCCAAAAGATTTTCCATTTCTCGTGTTGCAACAACCCTTGGATGCGTTGGGTTTGTTGTTTCCAAAACCTTGCGCTGCGCGACGTCAGCAAGGGAATTGCTGAATGCTTTCGGGCTTAATTCATAAGCCTTTTTAAGATCGGTAACAGCCTGATTGGTTGTTGCCAATGCGTCTTCAGTTTTTTGCTTCAACTCCAATTCAGGAGTTGTAAGCTCTGCTTCCTGCTTGGCTTGCTTTTGTTGCTGCAGCAAAAGACGAGCGTTTTCATTCGTCATGTCTGTCAGTTTTTTATTAAGCTCTGCAGTTTTAGCATCAACACCAGTTTGAACAATGTCGTTAACGCGTTTTTGATACGCAGTAGTGCCTGGCTGCAATCCCTCGTCTCTTGCTTGTTTTCCAGCAGCTGATTGTGGCTCACCAGATTTGATGTATTCTTTCATCGTTTCAGTGAAAAGCAACCTTTTGTCTTTGTTCTCTTCACCTTGCAAGTTGCGTAAATTTGCAAGTTCCTCTTTAGCAGTTTGCATGCCAAGCTCTTGCCCTTTAAGAGCAAGTTGCAAGTTTTGCGCGGCGTTTGTGCGTTGTGCTTCAGTGGTAGCCTTTTGGAAGTCAGCCATAGCAGAAGCAGCGTTAGAAATGCTTTCTGACATACCACGCGTTTTTGTGGGCGCGCCAAGAGCTGCCGCAAGACGGAAATACATCTCAGCCTTTGATGGCATGTTTGCTTCATTGCCTTTCATGGCGTTTGCCAGCATGTTACGGAAAGCATCTGTTTCAGCTTTTGCTTTTTCGCTGGCTGCCTTTATTTCAGTCGAATAATCATTGCCTGTATTATATTTCTTAAATAGTTCCATAATTTTTTCAGGATTAATTGTACCACCTGCTGCGGGTGCGGCGGGTGCGGCTGGCTCTCCAGAAGCTGGTGCAGCGGTAATTCCCACACTATTAAACGAGTATGGTGCAGGAGACGGAGCGGCAGCCGCAGGCGGGTTAGCACCGGCGTCGTTTGTAGGTGCGGACTGCGCAAACACCATAGGAAGGCTTTCAGGATTTGGCGTCTGCGTAATGTCAGGCACATCATATCCTGCAGCAAGCGCGGTCAGGCCGCGATCTTCCGGCCCACCACGGCTGTAATTTTTGATCAAGCCTCCGCGTGCGTTATGGCCTACGCTGCTGCTACTGCCATCTGATGCCCCACTTTTAAATACGTTTAAGAAATTATCTGGAGTAACAGCGCCTGTTTTAAGTTGGTTAAGCCAATAATCATAACCAGGCTGGTCAATTTGATTAGACTCCGCGCCAAAGCCATAACGATTTTGTGTAGCATAAGCGTTTTTGATCAAATTATCATAATCTGTTGTATTGGTATTGGTTCCAGTATTGGTTCCAGTATTAATTCCAGTGCCGGTTCCAGTGTTTGTGGTGTCCTTAACGCCACTTTTAAAAGCTGTTAAAAACTTGCCTGGGTCAATAGCACCAGTTTTAAGTTGGTTTAACCAATAATCGTAACCTTGTTGATCAATTTGATTTGCGTTTGTGCCAAAACCTGACCGCCCCAGCGTTCCATACGCTGATTTAACCAATGCATCATAATCGGTGGTATAATCTTGCTTTGGTGCGGATGGGTTTGCCAACGGCGCGCCGTAATAGCTGCCGGTAACGTTAAAAATGTCTTTGTTAGATAAATTGTATTTTTTTGCCAGATCGTCAATCTGCTGTTGAGAAACATTGTACTTGCCAGCCGCAGCTTTCAAAGCATCCTGCGCCTCTTGGCTTGGCATTGTAACAGGTGTTGTTTGATATTGCGCCGCCAAATATTGGGGCGTATTTGCAAGCCGATTTTTATAATCGGTCACATATTGTTGATAAGCAGGATACTCAATATTATATTTGGCGAGGTTTTGCTGATAATCAGCCATCTTTTGCGCGTAATCAGATGCAGATGTATCTGTCGGCGCAACAGGCTTTTCTGTTCCAGAATAAGGAGCAACAGAAGCAGTTCCGATCCCGTACTGCTTCATCAATTTGTCGAGTTCATAACCCATTTTACGCTCCTGTTTAAGAAGTCAGGCCTTTGTACAGAGCCATGCCGCTGGCAATCTGTGACAAAGGTGAAGCAGAATATGTGCCGCCAGTGGTTGTGCCAGCTTGCGTGGTTGACGTGCCAGCCGAAGGAGCCATACCGCGGATTTGCGTGTTAAGCCAATCGAGCTGTTGTTTGGGATAGTTAACCCCGGCCTGATACTGCGCTTGTGCAGCATCAAGTTGTTTTTGTTGTTGTAATTGTTGTGCTTGGCCTGCGGCTTCAAGAGCTGCTGTGTCAGCGGTGCGCATTTGATTTTGCAATTGAGCTGTATTCCCAAGAGCTGTTAATGCGCCCTGTTGACGAGCCAAATCAGTATTAGTTAACTGACCCGTTTGCGATCCAATGTTTGTTAAAGCGCTTTGTTGCCCTTGGGTTAAATTACCCATTGTTTGGCCTAATTGACCCATAGCTGATCCAGCTTGCAGTTGCCGCGATGCATCTGCGGCCTGAGCTTGCTGCACAGCTTGTGCAGCTGTAAGGCCAAATTGTTGTTGCGCCTGACCAGCGTTTGTTTGCATATTCCCTAAATTCATTAGGTTTTGCATTTGTTGGCTAGTCAATTGGCCTGTTGTTTGACCAACATTATTCAAAGCAGATGCTTGCTGTGCAGTTAATCCGCCAGCAGTTTGCGCAAGATTACCATATTGAGCGCCGCCCTGCAGAATGCGGGAAAGATCGGCACCGGAAATGCTACCAACGGTTCCAGCAAGCTGTGCTTGGCGGGCAAGATCGGCTTGGGAAGCCGACAGGGCTTGACCGTAGCCCTGATTTGCCATTTGCGCCTGCTGGTTCAAAATGGATTCTTGCGTATCACGCAAGGCGCGGGAACCAAACTCACCCATGCGCGTGCCGCCAAACTGACCTGCTTTAATAAATGCATCAGATACGGATGGCAAAAGATTTTCTTGAAGATTACGAGCGCCTTGTTTAGCAATAACATCCATTGCGTTTTGCTGATACGGGCTCATATACTGGCCAATATTAGCAGTTGATGATTGAGCAGCCGCTTGCAAATAAGGATTTGCAGCATTCAATGCCTTATCAGATAATGCTTGCGCAGTTGTTGAAGACGCTTGATTTAAATAAGGTTGCGCAGACCCAGTAATATCTGCTGCTGCTTGTCCAGCTTGAGTTAAATATGGCTGTGCGGCACCAATAACATCAAGTTGACCGGCTTGATTCCAATATTTTTGACCAGCGTTAAGGTTTTGATCTACAAGTTCTGGGCGCAAATATTTTTGTTGAGCATCTTGAAGCGCAGATGCTGTATTTGCGCTTCCGGCTGCATTTATAAAATTAGAACCGGACGACATATATGGTTGTGCGGCGTTAACTCCGCTCATACCTGCCGCCGATGTAAAATATGGGTTTGCCGCTTGGGCCGCTCCAGGCGCTTTTGACAGGCTTTCTAAACCAGAAGCGACGGTGTTCATTTCAGGCTTCCAAGCGCCCTGATTTGCCTGAACATCTTTATAAGCCTGTTGCTGGAGCGGAGAAAGCTCTGCAACAGTTGGCATGTCATAAGGTTGATACGGCGTATTTGCTACGTTTGTAGCCATTTGGATTTGATTATAAATCGCGTCCTGAAGCCATTTTGGGGTTTCAGTGTTGGATGTTGTATAGGACGTTGCCGTTTGTGGCGTGCCTTGAAATAAACTGCCCATTATGCAACTCCTTTAAGATAAGCTAGTGGTGATTTAGCATCAGGGCTAATCTTGCCTTTAGCTAAATTTTTGCCTTTTTGTTTGCGAATTTCTTCGCGCATTTTATCAAGGCGTTTAGCGCCCGCATCGGTTGAACCGTCACCAAGCAGGGCTACGGTTTCAGCATCCATAACATATTCACCGTCAGATAGGCGAGCATTGATTGTATCGTCACGACCTGAACCGGATCCTTTAGCTAGATGACTAAGGGGTCCGCCCTGTGCCACCATAACGGGCGGTTTGTAGGAGCCTGGCGTGCTAAATGTTCCAGCTGATAGTTTGCTCAAATTTTGGGAGATAAAATCTGAAACAGACATTCCGTTTTGGTTAGCCATACGTTGAATTTCATTCCAGTCCCATGTGATGGGTGGTCGATTGAAATATTCCTGTTGCGACGCAGACATGGCTGTTGGTTGCGTTTGTTGCGGCTTATCTTGGCTGCTCAAAAGAGCGGCTGCAGGGATCGCCAGCTTTGCAAGAGAGCCGAGCGACATGCCATCGCTTCCGCTGCTGCCGCCAAGGCCCAACGAGTTTTTGAGCTTGTCAACCACGGATGTGGCCGGAGATGTTGCATCTGGGTTTGCCAGTGCTGCCAACCCTTCAGGGCGCGCCGTAGGGGTCGGTACGGTTGCGGGTGCGTTTGCATCCCAACCTTGACTTGGGTTTGGCGCGGCACCAAAACCACCTTCTGGAACTTCCGCAGGTGTTGAGGAGCCAGCGCCAAAGATGTTGCCGAGGATGCCGCCGCTTCCTCCGCTGCTATTAAGGCCGAGCGCGCCGGAAAGACCTTGCTCACCGAATAACGCGCCGGATGCAACAGGCATAATACCGCCTGTCAAAGCGCCAACAAGCGGGTTGCCGCCGGTGATTGCGGACGTTCCAGCACCGATCAAAGCGCCGCCCAAAGCCGACGCCGCAGTGCCGGAAGCACCCAAAGCTGTACCAATTGCGGTACCGATTCCTGGTGCAATGAAGCTCAACGCAACCGGCAAAATGGCCCCAAGAATGCCCCCGCCGCCTTTATATTCATGCAAACCGGTGTTGGGGTTAATCGTGCCAGCGCCACCCATACGCTTGAGAACCTCGGCTTCCCGATGGTTAATGTGGGCGATCATATCGTCGCCGCCACGCCCCTGCGCTGCCAACTCACGCCCTGCAACCTTGAGACCGCCTCTGGCGTATCCCTGCTGTTTCATGCGGTCCTGAAGGCCGTAAAGCGCGACAAGAAGCGAGATAATGAGCACTTGATCAAACTGGACTGGCATCATTTCCGGCTTGATATAGCCGTCTTTAATGGCCGCCTCACGCACTTCTGCGTATTTATCTGGGTTTTGCAGCACAAACTCCAGCATTTGAATTTCTTTATCCAAATCCTTCGGCACAACCGGCATATGTGCAATGCGTTGCTCCATAACGTCCACAGCTTTTGAAAACTGCGGGTCGCTTTGGGCGATTTGCATGATTTGATCTCTGAGCGCCATTTTTAGCCCCTATGCCAAGCGTGGTTATAATAATCTTCTGCTAGGAATCCGTAAATATGCAAATCGTCATCGTCGAACGATTTTCTCATAATACCTTCCAATTCAAACCCAAAATGTTCCGCAACACGTTTAGATTTATCGTTGTTGCCTCTTATAAGCCCAGTAGCGCGCGCCATCTTTAACTTGTCAAAAACATAGCCAAAAACCTTGTTAAACATGACAATACAGGCTTTTGGTGTAAATTTTTGGGCATCTATGACGATATTCATGTCAACATTACGGGTCGAAAAGTTGCTAAAGATAACAACGCAAACAAATTGGCCGTTTTTGTCAACGGCAGACATGGCGCGGAAGAATGATGGCTCCGCCTGCTGGTTAATTCGTTCGCGCGCCCAGCGTTCGGCTTCTTCTTCGCGGTCAAACCCAATGTAGATCATCATGCAACCACCTGACAAAACCGTTCAGCCCATTCCCGCCAATCGGTAAATTGGTATGGGGATTGAATGGCTTCCTTAAAATCAGTGTTGTTAATGAGTTGGGTAGCCCAATCCTGCCAATGGGTAATGTCGTCAAGTCTGCCAAATGAACCAAATTTGTCGAGATCGAGCACGACTTGATCGGCCCAATCGCGCAAAGACATATAAGATGGGCGTGTGATATTTATACTCATGATAGCACCGTACCGTCAGCGTCACCGATGTGACCGATGATTTGACCCATTTGGTAATCGCCCCCAACAGCGTTTGATTCGAATTTAACGCGCAGTTCGCGGCGCTGTTCTTTGAGCATGACAATTTGCTCATAAGGCTGCGATGCTGTTTCAGGGAACGTAAACAAGGAGCTGTAAACTTCGGGAGCGCGGGCGTTCGACCGACCAGTTACCTGCACAGTCATAGAGCCGTTTTGAATAAAATCAGGCTCGATTGTGGTAATACGGAGCGCCCGGTTTTTGCCGCTTGCAAGAGATGACAAATCGGATGTTTCAAACCAAGACGGGATAGGGTTAATAACATGCCCGTCAATCTCATCAACACCCTGCTCTTGCACCCAAACACGGTAATCATTTCCATTGCCAACGGCACCAGCGAGAATCGGCGCGGCAAATGAATTGTTAAATGAACCAGCAGAACGACCGTTTGCCGGAAGTTCTGTATCATACCATGTGTTTTCGCGGACGTTATAAATTACGGCGTGTGTGCATTCTGTTGCGTCTCCACGCGGATAGCACCACCAAACTTCACCATAACGCGGGACTTTAAAGGCAAAAACCTTTGTTCTGTTGAACTTGTTAATGCCATCAAAAAAGAAATTAAGATTTAATTGGTTAGGAACCTCACGAACAACACCGTTGAACATGAGGAACCGGTCAACCCCAGCCCAGAAGAACACGCCATCATAATCAACAACCGAGTTGGGTGATATGATTGAAGTGTCTGTTGCGATAGTGTCAAACTGAAATACAGTTGATCCACCCGTAAATGTGGCGCGGATAACGGCGTCATAAGCCCAAAAAAGGCCAGCAGGAGCGGTTCCGGATCCTGCGCGAAGTGGCATGCCTTTAATGATTTTTTGCCCCCACACGCGGGCTATGCCGGATCCGGAGCCGGTAAGGTCGGTCGGGGTGCCGGGCACAGACCAGCCAACGATGCCAGATGTGCCATAATAAAAGAGATATGGATGAAGGCTTACTAAACCTCCAGTTGCATTTGCATCGGCAGGCAGCGTTATTTCTGTCAAAGCCCCTGTGCCCAAAACCTCACCAAAGAAAAGTTGGCCACCCACATCGTTACAAATACAACTAAGGTTTGGGGCAACATGGGCTAAAATGTAATTTTGATTGGTGGATGAATCATATTGATAATCAAACATCCACATATTCAAGTTGCTATTAACAAGCGTTGATGGCGTTCTATTTGTAATAATTGAACTATTTGCCGTTGAGTCAATTGTAAAACGTTCAAGAGTTCTTGTGCTGCCAGAATGGCAGTAAATAAAATTCATCTGCGTGAAATTTGAAAAACCACGGCTAATTTCAGTGAGATATTTTTGTGTTGCTTTATAACCGCCGATTTTGCGCGGCAAACCACGTTGGAAGCGACACCATTGGCCGTCAACGTAAAAATTTCCATCAAATTTTGTCCCATCCCGTTTAATGCCGGGCTCTGAACGTAATATGAGGGTTTGTTCTGGCATCAGAATGCCCCGCCATCAATGTTGCCCGATTGAGCAACACCAAGTGCTGCCCACGCCGCAGGCTGATCAGCAGCCGTAAACAATGCAATACCCGTTGACGTTCCGCTAAGGTTAACTAATGCGGCGCTTGCACTTGTTGCACCCGTTCCGCCTTGTGATACGGCTATAGGATAAGAAACACCGTAAGTATCGGCGCGGATAACATTGGTTCCGTCGCTATATAAAATAGCACGTTCGCCGCTTGCCAATGCAACACCAAGACCTGCGGCTGTTTTTACAGTAAATACATAAGCGCCTGTAGTTTGGTTATCGACCCAATATTGCTGCACAGTTGCCGGAACAATAATGTTTCTGTTGCCTGTTAAAATGCCTGTAAAGCGATATGCAACGCGGTTTAACTCTGTGCCAGACAATGTATAGTTACCAGTGCCTGGGACATTTATAACCGTGTAATCAAACGCAAAAGTTGCTGATTGGCCGAAACCAATTGTATAAAAATTCAACCCATCGGATGCGATGATTGATGATTCGCCAGGCTGGTAGCTTAAGAAGGACGAGTTATCAATAGATGTTGTCCCTGGTGCGTCTGCCACAATCGCTCCGGTTCCAGAGTTTTTGAGGTAAATAAACCAGTTATTACCGACAACAGACGGCTGAGGTAGCGTTAATGTTCCGCCTGCTCCAGTCCAGTTAAACATAACTGCACGGTCGTTTACAGATGCTGTATAGTTTGAATTTAAAGCGCTAATTGGAACGGATTGCGATAAAAGAGCACCAACGGCTACAATACCAGTGCCCGCCAACGCAGATGCGTTTGCTTGCGATGTCGTAGCGCCATATTGCAGTGACTGCCAAGAACCGGCTGTTGATGTATTGTTTGTTAAATAAACTTGCCAAAGAGTTCCGGCAGCAATGGTAATTATCTGCGTTCCATCATAATTTTTAATGATGACGGTATTGGCGCTGAGGTTATTGAAAAGAATAGTTTCGCCAACACCCGCTTTATTGGCTTCTGGCAAAAAGATGCTTTTACCAGCCGCGGACGAAACAATGTCCATGATACGCGCGGCGAGGTTTACATTGGTGGACGTTTCTTCAGGCCAACTAAGGACAATGTCGGTTGTTAGCGTGATCGGCGCATAGCTAATCTCGGTTGGATAGATTGTTGCGCCGCCAAAAACACTGGTATACGTCGTCATTATGCTTCGCTCCTATTGGCAGAACGATCCAAGATGCGCTTGAGATCCTCGCTGTTTACGCCCTGCGCAGCCCGATCATACATTGATTGCCAAGTGCCGATGCGTTCGTCGTTTTTAAGGAATGGCGTCGCTTCGAGCAATGCCCCATACAGCAAAAGATAGGGCGCAAATTCTGTAAGGTAATTTGTTTGGCTTTCCGGCCCCAACAAAGGCGGCTGCTGGTAATAAAGAATTTCAAGAACCTTGGCTTGCGACGGCGTTGGGCCGATTAGCCAATACTGGTAATCATAATCAGCATAATATTCTGGCTCGCCGGTTTGCGTTGGATCGGGCCAGTAGGTGCGGATGTATTCAAAAGAACGGGCAAAAAGCGGTTTGCCTTCGAGGTTCATGCTGACAGTATCGCGCCAACGGTCTGGCTTCATATAGGTTGAAACACCAGCTTGCAGCGTGGTTGTAACGGGGGTAATGAAACCTTCAATTTTAAGTTCGGACGCAATTCTGCGTTCCGCAAGCGTAATTAAACGCGGAAGCTGTTCATATACGATTTGGTCGCTTTCAACAGTAAACCCGCGCTCCAAATAACGGCGCAGGTCTACCAGAAGGCTGTCATAGGTCATCACATACATGCTGCTTGCTACCTTTAAATTTTAGCCGCTGCTACAGCATGCACCGATTTTAACGTTTATTATAACCTTTTACTTGCCAGTTGGCAAATATTTAGCGGGAGCACCACGCCTCGCGGCGAGCGTTATGGATGCGTATGTCCGCGATGGTGTCTTTTGTGTCTTTTGAGCTGTAAGTAATATCTGTCCAGATGTTACAAACGGCAACATTAGTCCCGACGGTTCCGGTCAGGCTTGAGCAGCCCGCTGTCAGAGTTGTCAACACTATCGCCAGCGCGTATCGCATTTTGCGTTCTCCTGAGTATGTCAGCCTGAGCAGCCGATTCCATATCGGAGACGGCATCCGCCCTGATTTTGTAGTAAATCCCAAGCAATATTACCAAAACGGCTACCGCCATAGCCACATAGCGGCCAATCGGAGTTAGCAAAAATGCGATCATATGCCGTGCTCCTTCATGTGCTGGGACCGCCAATACCAAATGGCAAGGCCAAGACCCACAAGCGCCACCATCAAGAGGAAATTGGTATTATGGAACAGTCCGGTTACTGTTGACACCAAATCGGTGGCATCCTGCGCTTGGTTGGTCACTTCGCGTGCCGCACTCAAGCCGCCAATTGCTGTTGTGGCAATGGCCGCGTTGCCCTGTTTGCTTTCAAGCATGGTTTTTTGTGGTGCAACAGGATCCGGCTCCATGCGGTGCTCTTGCTCATCCGCATGATGGGCAGACCACAAAGCGCATTCGGCCTGACGGCGACGCACAAGGCCGGACAATTCTTTGCCGCCAGCTTTAGTCCATTTCATAAGTTCGGCAGGAACGGCAGCAAAATCGCCAGCGTTAACTTTTTTCAATAAGGTTGACTTTTGCAGCGCTCCAATACCGGCGTTGTAGGCAAAATCAACCAGAACGTCAAATTGGTTTTGTTCAAGCGAAACCGTAACGCAGGACATAACGCCCTGTTCAAACTTAACAAGATCGCGGCCAAGAATTTGTTCGGCCTCGTCTTGCGTGATGGTTAATCCATCAACAACGGTTGGTTCGCCTGCGGCAGACGTATGCCCATAGCCAATTGTCCAAACGCCTGCTGGGCATTTGTATGCCGTGAGTTTGCAGCCTTCAAACTTTTGCAGCAGGTCGCGCCTGCTTTGTACTGACATTCTCATTATACTTAACTCCTTAAAAGTATAATACCAACAGACATCATTATACTTAATAATAACAAAACTATGAAGCTAACAACAGCCGCTTCTTTTATTTCTTCCATTTGAGCGGCTTTAGCACGGTCAGCTTCATATTTTTCACGCTCAATTTCTTTGCGGATGTTAATAACTTCACGCTGTATTTGATCCCAAGCCGCTAACCCGTATTGCCCCACAAACATATTTTTAGCTTTTAATGCCAAATTTTGTGCTTCAGCTTTAGCTGTATAACGTTCAATTGCAATTTGCTCGGCGCTTTTTTTGCTAAAAATATTTGTGTTAGTTTTTTCTGCCGAAAGGTGGGTTAACCTTGCAAGGCTCCCCCACAAATCGGACAGGTCTTTAGCCATGTGCTGGACTTCTTTTCCAGCAGCAATACCCGCCTTTAAACCGCTATAGGCCGTTTGCGCTACCGCAAGTATTGTTAACGGGTCCATTTTTTACCACTTTTTTTTATGGTGTTTCGGGCCAAGTTAGATCCCACGGGAAACCCGTTTGTTTGCTGATATCGCGTAATTGTTGGCGATATGTAGCCCAAGCAGCCTTGTCAACCGGCGCATCTGAAAGTTGTGTCCAATCGCAATCAGCAAGACGCTTGTTGCGGTCATCTCGGACAAATTTTGCTTGATCCGCGTCCTTAGTGGCTTTTTGCTCATCACTCAAATCAACGGCAATATATTTTGTATGCCATTCACCATTAATTTGCTCCACTCCATTCCTTACGGAAACTTGGTAGCGGCCACACAAAGGTTGAGCACCTTCTAAAACGGGATCGGCATCGTGAGATGCTATTATTTGAGGCGTAAGCACATCAAATGTGCCCCCCGTTGTATTTTTAACGTATTGGCGAAATTCGCCTTCATACATTACAACGCCAGTTGAACGAATACGAATAATCATGATGTCACCTATGCAATAGCAAGATAAATGTAAGTGCCGCCGCTGGCATTAATACCAGCGCCCGTGCCGACGATTTGGAACCCAACACCGGTTGTATAGACGTTGTTAGCGTTAACTTCTGCGGCTGTCGTATTAAACAACAAATATGGATCAGTACCAGCAACCATACCACGGGCTGTATCCCAAACATACCAGTCGCCTGTGCTGTCTGTACGTTTAATCATCACAAACCTTGCGCCACCAGTAAAACCGCAATTAATCGTCTGCGTTGCGCCGGTTCCTGTGTAACTTCCAACCTTACTCACGCCAAGGCATGTGGCAAAAAGATATGCAACATAAGTTTGTGTTGACGCATTGACCGTTGTATCTGTTCCTATTGAAAATACAGACGAAGTTGGCGTTGTGCTATTCCACCTTGTTGCACCGGTTGCAGCAGCCGCGGTTGTATTTAAAACAAGATATTTTGTATTACCAAGAGATGAAGAATAAACCTGCCAATCATTTGAAGCAGATCTTTCTTTTATAATTATTAATTCAGGTATTACACCTAAATTATGTGTTTGTGTGGTGTTTGCTCCTGTTCCCGTATAGCACACTTCATCAAAAAAACCCGGGGAACGTCGAAAACTCCAATAAATAGAAGAAGTGATATCTAAACTGGCAGGAATATAAAACCCTGTGTTATTCCACCCGTTTGTAAGGACAGCTGTAGTACTTTCTGCCGCAGTTCCACTTGTAACTAAATATGGGGTACTTGTTCCGGCGTTTCCTGATGTTGTTGAAACGCTTGTAAGTCTGCTACTTGCCGCTGAATTATTTGTATATCCACCCCTTGCCGTTGCTAATTGCGTATCAATGACAAAATTAGTTGTTTCAGCTGTATTATAACTAACTGAAGAACTTACAGCAATCGGACTAAAAACACTTGTCCCAACCGTTGGCGTAGCCATTGGCCCACGGCGGATGGCGATGTAGATATTGTCTGATGCCGCAGCGGGACCACCAAAAGCCGCATAGAAATTAAAACCTGTAGCTGTCGGGCAATTTGCGGCACCACCACTTCCACTTGCTTCCGCACCGCTTGTATTAGCGTAAAGTGATTTATTTCCTGAAAAAGATCCAGTATTTGGCCAACCCCGCATATTATCTAAAATTACCCAATTATTTGGAGAATTATTTGTTGATTTAACTAAAACCCACTGCGGTTCATACCCCAAATTGATAGTTGCACTGCCACTGCCATCAGTCGTAAACGACCCACAAGTAATCACATTCTGTGTTCCGTCAGAACCAAACCCCCCGGCGTTGGAAGCGTATAAATAAGCAACGTAAGTTCCACCGGAAGCGTTTACGTCAGTGCTTGTTCCTACAGAAAATACGCTGCTGGTAGGGGCTGTGCTATTCCAGACAGTCGGAGTAGACGCTTGGGCATTGGTAAGGTTTAATTGGATCGAATATGCGGCTGATGTCAGTCCAGAATGATAAACTTGCCAATTGCTTGTTGTGTCCGTCCGCTTGACGATAATGCAACCAGGCGTTGAACCAAGGTTGTGTGATATGGTGCGGTTAGCGCCAGTTCCCGTATATGTCACAACATCAAAAAACTTTGCCTGTTTTTTAAAAGACCAAGATACAAAATTGTCCGCGCTTGTATTAACTTGGGAGCCCGTTGTATTGCCACTCCCCAAAGAAAAACCACTTGCGTTAAACGATGTTAACGAAACAGAATCAGTGCTTGTTGCATCAGTTGTATTAGAATGTAAAAGTTTTGTAGCGCCTTGTGCTGTATCAAACAAATTATTATTGTACGCAGTGGTTCGGTCTTTAATCCAAATCATACCCCCAGTGCTGACAACCACAGGTTGAGTGGCAAAGTTAGTTGTCGCTGATCCAGCGGCGTCTGTAGCCGTACCAGCGGCGTCTGTAGCCGTGCCAGCGGCGTCTGTAGCCGTACCAGCAGCGTCTGTCATTGTACCGGCTGCATCTGTAAGAAGATTGGCGGCGGCCATATTCATAATGGCTGTGCCTGACGTAGAAGTTCCATCTTGAGCAAATTTTGTAACAAATACAAAATCATATGATGTGGGAATTTGTCCTGTTATATAAACATTATTATTACTATCGGCATTGATTGCATTAATATAACCACCAAAAATATTATTGGTTGAAATTTGCCTTTGCCATTGTATTGCCCCACTAGAATTATATTTAGCAACAAATCCAAGTGGGGGGCCACCAAAATAACCACCAATATAAATATTGTTATTATTATCAACCGATATTGAATTGCTAGAAATGCTATTAGTGGCAGCCCACGCTAATGATCTTTGCCATTGCAATACGCCAGATGAATTGTATTGAGCAACAAACGCTACTAATTGACCTGAAATATAGTAACCAGTAATGCAAACATTATTATTGCTATCAATAGCTATGGAAATACCTTGTACTTGGCTAGCAGAAAGCATTCTTTGCCACTGCAACACACCAGCGCTATTATATTTTAAAATATAATTTTTTATAGTTGATGCCGTGGTGCAACTTACATAAACATTATTATTGCTATCAACGACAACACCGCCAAGGTCTTGGAATGAATCGCCACTGACAGTTATTTTTCTTTGCCACTGCAATGTTCCACTTGAATTGTATTTTGCCAAAGCAATATATTTGCTTACACTTAAAGCGCCCGTTATGTATATATTACCACTACTGTCAATACATAAAGAATTGTTGTTATACCCAGAAGCATTTGAATCACTTAAATTTCTTTGCCACTGAATAGTTCCCGTTGAATTATATTTTATTAAATAAATAGAATTGCCACTACTGGCCGTAACATAAACATTACCACTTGAATCTACAGCTATTCTATTAATATAATTAATGCTAGATGTAATAACTTTTTGCCATTGAAGGACGCCAAAAGAATTATATTTTGCTAAAAAACCCCTGTATGTTGATCCATAAAAACCACAAACATAATAATTGCCGCTACTATCAGATGTAACAGACGACCCGGAATTTAAACCAGAAAAAGTTAAACTATTTGTTGTCCACGGAGAGGCATTGCTAGAAAGAGCAACTCCACTGCTGAATATTTCAGTACTACCTTTACCGGTATACAAGTACGTTGAAAACAAATTTTCAATAAATTGATTAGGATTTACGCCCGCACCTTGCGTAAATTCACCAAAACCTTGCGATGATTGTGCGCCTTTTCTTTGGATAACAGGCATATCTGACCCTTATGCGAACTTTGTTTGTGAAGCAAAAACAGTAAACGCCGCGCTACCTGTTTTAATAATTGTATAAACATATGCATCAACAGCAGACGAATTACCAGACGACCAAGCTGTACCGCCTTGATACTTCGGAGTGACAGATGCGCCGTCAATTTGAACGGCATTGTTATAATACGCCGTACTGCCTTGCGTTACAAGAAACGCCACAGTAATTGATTGACCCGTAGCCATCGCTGTATTTAATGACGTTCCAGATGATGCCCGAAAGTTAACCGTCCAGTTGGCTGAAGCATTTGTCGTGTAATACAGCACAGACTGCGTGGTAACGTCATAATTGATTGTTCCAGTTGCAGCAGTAGCCGAAACGGTAGCAATTTCCGCAGAGTTATTTAGAACCGAAGCCAATACGCTTGATGTGCCCGCAAACGTCTGAGTGCCAGTCCATGTGTTGTTTGCAGACAAACTGACGCCACTAGCGGGGGTTACAAAAGCCAAGTTACCAGCGCCATCCGTTTTAATGACTTGGTTTGCGGTCCCATCGGCTATTGGATATTTCAACCCTGCCGGATTGTTCATGAGGCTTTTT